ATGCTCACCGTTAAGCAGATTGAAGCAGCAAAGCCGAAAGAAAAACCATACCGCCTTCTCGATGGTAATGGCCTGTACCTTTATGTCCCTGTATCCGGGAAAAAGGTATGGCAGCTTCGCTACAAGATTGACGGTAAGGAGAAAATACTGACCGTCGGAAAATATCCGCTTATGACTTTGCAAGAGGCAAGGGATAAAGCATGGACTGCGAGGAAAGACATCTCGGTTGGCATCGATCCGGTAAAGGCGAAAAAGGCTTCGTCTAACAACAATTCCTTTAGTGCGATTTACAAGGAATGGTACGAGCATAAGAGGCAAGTCTGGTCAGCCGCCTATGCGACTGAACTTGCAAAAATGTTTGATGACGACATTTTACCTATCATCGGCGGCCTTGAAATTCAGGATATTGAGCCGATGCAACTGCTGGAAGTAATCCGCAGATTTGAAGATCGCGGGGCAATGGAGCGAGCCAACAAAGCACGCAGAAGATGCGGCGAGGTTTTCCGTTACGCTATTGTCACCGGAAGGGCTAAATATAACCCGGCACCTGACCTTGCTGACGCCATGAAGGGATACCGCAAGAAGAACTTCCCGTTTTTACCTGCCGACCAGATCCCGGCATTCAACAAAGCACTTGCAACATTTTCAGGAAGTATCGTATCTTTCATTGCGACCAAAGTTTTACGCTACACAGCCCTAAGAACAAAAGAGCTTCGTTCCATGCAATGGAAGAACGTCGATTTTGAAAACAGGATTATCACCATCGACGCCAGTGTGATGAAAGGACGCAAGATTCATGTGGTTCCGATGTCGGACCAGGTAGTTGAACTTCTCACTACGCTAAGCTCCATCACTAAACCAGTATCAGAGTTTGTTTTTGCCGGGCGCAACGATAAGAAGAAGTCAATCTGCGAGAACGCGGTATTGCTTGTGATCAAACAAATCGGCTATGAGGGTCTGGAAAGCGGTCACGGATTCAGGCATGAATTCAGCACAATTATGAACGAGCACGAATGGCCTGCTGACGCTATTGAAGTGCAACTGGCACATGCCAACGGCGGATCTGTGCGTGGTATTTACAACCATGCTCAGTATCTCGATAAGCGCAGAGAAATGATGCAGTGGTGGGCGGACTGGCTTGATGAAAAGGTGGAGTGACCCACCTTAAATACCGAAGAGCACAAAGCCTTGCAATCCAGTGCAAAGCTTTGCGTACCAGAGTTTTTCCTCATCAACTACCGCAAGTATCGATCGATTAAGACTTGGATGATAGACTTCATGCCTTTCAGAACTAATTGATTAAATAAATGTTAAATATATTTGCAAAGTACACCTCGATTGGTGTGCTGAACACACTTATACACTGGGTGGTTTTTGGTGTATGTATCTATGCAGCACATACAAATCAAGCTATGGCAAACTTCGCAGGTTTCCTTGTGGCTGTGAGTTTTAGCTTCTTCGCGAATGCAAAATTCACATTCAAAGCATCAACTACAACGATGCGCTACATGTTATATGTCGGGTTCATGGGAACACTCAGTGCTACTGTTGGATGGGCTGCTGATAGATGCGCACTTCCCCCGATGATAACTCTTGTCACCTTCTCCGCCATCAGCCTGGTGTGCGGTTTCGTCTATTCAAAGTTCATTGTCTTTAGGGATGCGAAATGAAAATTTCTTTAGTCGTTCCGGTCTTTAACGAAGAGGCCACGATACCTATTTTTTATAAAACCGTGCGCGAATTTGAAGGGCTTCAGCAGCATGAAGTCGAGATAGTCTTCATAAACGATGGCAGCAAAGACGCTACAGAATCAATTATCAACGAGCTTGCTGTTGCCGACCCGCTTGTGGTTTCGCTGTCGTTCACACGTAACTTCGGCAAAGAACCCGCCCTGTTCGCAGGTCTGGACCATGCTACCGGGGAGGCAATTATCCCGATTGACGTTGATCTGCAAGACCCTATCGAAGTTATTCCTCACTTGATAGAGAAATGGCAGGCCGGTGCAGATATGGTTCTGGCTAAACGCTCTGACCGCTCCACTGACAGCAGGCTGAAGCGTAAATCTGCTGAGTGGTTCTATAAACTTCATAACAAAATCAGCAACCCTCAGATAGAAGAGAATGTTGGCGACTTCCGGCTCATGTCTCGCGAAGTAGTAGAAAATATTAAGCTCATGCCAGAACGAAACCTGTTTATGAAGGGTGTGCTGAGCTGGGTTGGTGGTCGAACCGATGTCGTAGAATATGCGCGAGCAGAACGCGTTGCAGGAAGCACAAAGTTCAATGGATGGAAGCTATGGAACTTGGCGCTGGAAGGGATCACTAGCTTCTCAACATTCCCGCTTCGCATGTGGACCTATATTGGGTTATTTATTGCATGTATATCATTTACATACGGTTCATGGATGATAATTGATAAATTAATTTTTGGTAATAATGTACCTGGATACCCTTCAATTCTTGTATCAATATTGTTTCTTGGCGGCGTACAACTAATTGGTATTGGTGTACTTGGAGAGTACATAGGACGTATTTATATTGAAGTTAAGCAGCGCCCAAGATATGTTTTAAAGGATCAGAAAAATGATTGCAAATAAAAACAAAACACCTTTCCATTGGTTCTTGATATCTGTTTTTATATATTTCACCCCCATCATCATGGCAAATATTCATTATGTAGATGATCAGGGAAGAGCTATATGGGGGTATACTGGATGGGCTAGGGATGGTAGACCTTTGGCTGAAATGTTGATGATTGCATTGAATTTCAACATGCACATAACGGACTTATTCCCATTTCCTGCAATATTATCAGTATTTTTGATATCTGTTTGCCTGTATTTTTTTAGCAGGATGTTTATATCGACAGATAATAAATTTATTGGACTGTTGGTTCCTCTTGGTATTTTATCAAGCCCATTTTTAATTGAAAATGCAATGTATCGCTTTGATGTTTTACCGATGTTCATAAGTATTGCATTGTCATTCTCAGTTGTAATATTTAATTTCAAAAAGACAATTTTAAATATTTCTTTTGCCGCCCTGTTAACATTATTTATATTGTCTATATACCAAGCATCATTAAATTTCATGCTGGTTATTATTCTGTGTAAATATGTTTACATGTACTTTAACTCAGATAGTAACAGACATCTATTAACTTACCTCATAGAAAAGACGGTATCATTAGTTATAGGTGTTGCATTATATTTTTTGGTGGTTATTCCTTTATTTTTAACTGTTGTTGGGGACCCGGATCACCCATCAATTAAAACTGAAGGCATTTTTTCAGTTATATATGAAAACTTAAAATTTTATCTTCATTCAATATCTAGTGGTATTTTTGGGGAATCAGGACGAGTTGCGTTTATAGTAATATTTTTATTTTTCATTGCAATGACGACATTCATCGCGCTAAAGAAATCAATACCTAATAAAAGTATTACTGGTATTATTAATTTTTTAATTACAATAACATCACCAGTAACAGCTTTGATATTGTCTTTTGCTACTCTATTACCACTTCAGCATCACATCGACGCCCCAAGAGTGATGATCGGTTTTTCTGCTACGATGTTGTTCTTATTCATGATTGTTTATCTTTTCTCGCGAGAAACAAAAAATTCAATAACATATATACTTGTAATTCCTCTGATTTATGTTTTTGGTTTTTTATGTTCATACACAAATGCAATGACAGAAGAAAAAAACATAACCACAGTTCTGTTTCATCAGATTAAAAATGATGCTTTCGAGTTAAGCGGAAAAACAAATCAGATACTTATTTTTAATGGTAAAAAGAAAGACAATGATGTTTTTGTAAACGCACGAAATAATTACCCGTTAATATCTAGATTTTTCCCAGAGTATTTCTATAATTGGGATTGGCCATTCCCTTATATGAATAGAGTTGGAGTTTACTTTAAACACCCTGGGAATACAAACATTGCAAGTGTGTTAAATGAAAAAACCTTTTGCTCAACCGCAAAGATTAAAAGAGCATATGAATATAACTTATACTCATATGATGATATTATTGTAGTTGATTTTGACAAAAACATTTGTCAGTGATTATTATGGCGCATCGATACTTTATATTGATGCGCCATAAATTAATCAAGTATTTGTTCCATCAGCTCGCTGCCATGATGAAGCTGTGCCGTTATACCATATTGGAAGACCTAGCGTTGTATCGTAGTATTCAACTGGCACAATTGGAGAGACAGGCCTCTGCGCAGTTGTACCATATAACAAAGATGTCAACGGAGAAGTGCAGGCCGCAAACTGACTGATGATGAAAAAACGCGGCTGAATGCGGTACTCGACTACATCGACGCAGTGACAGCAGTTGATGCTGACCCTGCGCCTGATATCAACTGGCCCGCTCCCCCGGTTGCGTAGGCCACTCTATTTCGGGTGCCGCTGAGGTATCAACACGGTTCAGCAGTACCCTGTATTTTTTCCACGCCAGCAGTAACGCCTGTTCATCGTCTGTCGCCATTTCCAAATCAACGGCATCCTGCAGCGGTGCTATTGTGTTATTTGCTACGGTCAGTAGTGCTGATTTCTGCAGCTCAGCCTCCGCAACTAACGCGTTGTGAGAGCGTTCTGGGGGAGGTGGCGCGGTAAATACTCCGTCTGAATATGACCAACCGATGCCAGCATCGCCGTTTAACGGAACTAAATTACCAGCCTCTGGTTTCCATTCAGAAATTCCGTCCCAGATAATGACATTAATAACAACGTTATTATCAACAACTGCATAGATATCATTCATTTACATGTACTCCCGAATTACCAGCACGCCATTAGCTCCGTGCCCGCCACGTCCTGACGTGTGTGAATAGCTATTATCGTATGCACCCCCGCCGCCGGAGCCAGAGCAAACTCCAGGATTACCGCTCAGTTGCCCAGCGCGGCCGCCGCCACCCCAATAGCTCGATGCCCCATTGCCTACTAATAGCACCTGGCTCGCCTGTCCGTCTGAACCGTCTCCGCCTTGTTCAGTTTTATAACCGCCAGAGCCTGAGCCACCGCGCCCGCCAGCGGTATTTGTAGCGCCGCCCCATTGCCCACCCTGGCCGCCGAGCGCAGTTAATGTCATGAACGAACTATTACCGCCATTATTTCCAGACCCTGCCCCATTGGCACCACTACCACCGCTGCCAATTGTCACTGTATAGGTTCCTGGCCCGGCATCGTTGTCTGTCGCATAAATAGTGGCAAAAACAGTACCTCCGGCTCCTCCGCCAGCCCCTGAAAATGTCTGATTTGCGTTCTCCGCGTTACATCCACCGCCACCGCCGCCCGCCGCAGTCAGAATAACGTCAATTCGTTTTACGTCAGCTGGCCACGTATATGAACCCGACGATGAAAAAACGACAGTTTTGCTGTAACGCCCCGAGCCATCTCCCAAACCAAGGTTTTCGAGAGCCGTTTTCACCGTGCCATCCGATTTGATATCGCCAAACGGATTCTTGCGGCTTAACAGCAGCTCACGAAGCGCGGTAAGCAACTGGTCATGCCGCCCCTTCTCCAGGCTGACACCGGAGGCCTCCACCACGCTGCAAAGCTCCTCCTGCAACATGTCAAAGTAGTCATCATCCAGATCGATGGCAGGCGTGCCGGTCTGGGGGTTACCACGGGTAAAACCGTTCTTACCCGCGCCGAACTTATCCTTCTGCGCGGTTTTCGTGTCTATACGATGCATGAATTACTCCGGATATTTAAAAATTACGTAGGTATGCGACGGGCAGAGTTTGTTAAGCACACACTCGACAACGGTGTCCCCCCAGATACGCAGTGCGGAATCACAGGGATCGCCACATGTCATCCAGGTGGTGTTGGTGGCAGCTGGCATATTGACCTGCCAGTAATACCGCCATTCAGGCGCATTCACAGCGTCAGTACAGGCCGATGAGCAGGTGAACGTGCTTTTGTCGTATCGCGCGATGGTAGCATCTGGTCTGCCCAGGGCAGCAAGCTGTGCAAGATAAAAATCCTCATTGATGCCGCCCGCCAGGTTAACCTTCGCATCCAGCCGTTGCTGACGCTGGCGAAGGGTCTGTGTCCCTGCGGGAATACATTCATCCGGCAGACCGCACAGACGCTCCCAGCGGTTTATCAGTTCAGTGGTGGTGCGCGGATCCAGCTCCCGCATCAGGGCATCCGCAAGCTGATGAACGCGGGTTAATGACGGTGCCGCACCGGCAATCGCCGGATCGCTGGCTGACCACGCCGGACCGGGCGGCAACAGTGCCGACAACAGACGGATGTAATCATCGTTTGTCACGTCCATGAAATCGTCCCCAGAACCGCCAGTTCATTTTTTGCAATGGAGATATTGTCTGCCGGTGCAAGCAACTGATGGCTGTATTCCCCGTTCGCACCGGAAATCGCCTCACTGATACGCGATACCTTCAGTTCTCCCTGCGGATAACCATCACGCAGCAGGAACGAATGCAACTCCGCGGTAATGGCAGCCCGTATTTCTGGTGTGTCCGGCGTCACGCGGATATGAAAATCCACCGTATGTGCCACCGGCCTGAATACATACAAATCAGAGCCTGCCACCGGGGCCAGTGGCTCAATATGTTGTCTTGCCGCCGTTTCCGTTGATTCTTCCGGAATGGGATTAATCAGGTCACTGCTGGCAATCATCACACCGACAGTCCCCGTTCCCATCCAGTGTCGGTATGTCCATGCGCGGGTAATGCCGGGCACTTCTTTAGCCCAGACAACATAGTCCCCGTCAGCCCCGCCCTGCGGCGTCCAGTAATACCGCTCAATGACGCGGGCGCGCCACGTTTCCAGATCTTCAGTATCGAATCCGCCAGTCAGGGTATCTGCCACACCGGAAGACGGCAGACCATTCACCGGCGTGACCAGGATTAATGCCGTACCGTCGTCAGCGTTACCGACCGCGCCTGCAGTTGAGCAGGCGATCGGCACGCGCAGGACACCACCGGCGCTGGTTGCATCGGCAGTTGCCGTGTACTGAACCAGGTCATCGCGCTGAATAACACTCCCGGCGGTCACCTTCAGGCCATCGCTGACACCTTCCCAGCGCATATACCCGCTGGCAACCGTGGCTCCCTTGCGCGGACACCGTTTCATCGCAGCATGTCGCGCCAGCCAGGACTCATCGCACAGGTCAGGCAGCATGTTCATTGCCAGATAATCGATGTAACCATAAACCGTATGCAGCGCCGCCGCATACACCTTTGCCCGCACGTCTTCATCCATGCGCCGGAGCGTGTCGCTGACGTCCAGCCTGGCGAATAAATCGTTACGGAGCATACTGATATTTTCTGCCAGCGTCGGGCGCTGAAATTCACTATCCGCCATGCGTTATCGCACTCCACAGATCATCAAAAGAAATCATTACCGGTCCGTCACGACGCCAGAGAGTGATACTGTTACCCAGTTCATTAATCCCAGTGCGGCGGATATCCAGATCAATGCGGGACACCACGCCGTCATCAATCATCCATTGCAGGCATTCGCGGATATACCCCCTTACCGTCTGCACCAGCTGATTGGTCAGTTTGCTGCGCTGAAGCAGCCACAGTCGGGAGCCGTAACGGTCATTCTGTACCGCAGGCCAGGTATCCCCCCACCATCCCATCGGGACGTCGGCGTTGTCATCAGGCTCCGCCCGCCGCCAGGTAAACAGGGAAATCACCACGGCGCGGGGCAGCGGATCCAGCGGTGCGCTGGCGCAGGTGCGTTTACCGTTCACCGTCAGCCACAGTTCCATCATGCCTCCATCGCTTTATCAGGTTTGTCGGTGTTACTGCCCTGACCGTTCTCTCTGTGACGATGCCCGTTATAGGCAAGCCGCATCGCTGACATGGTGGTACCGCCGGAGTCGCACAGGTCTTTCACCTGTCCGGTCACTTCCAGGTCCATTTCAAAACGTGCCCTAGGCGCATTGCGAAACGTGATCGTTTTACCTGCACCGTCCACCACGATCCCCTCCCGGGTCAGCGTCACAGACTGCCCCTGATCGTCATAGACAGCCACCTCACCCGTCTGCAGCCCTTTCAGGCGGTAGCGCCGGTCCGACACCGTAACAACCACCGCATGAGAACGGTCGCCATCCGGAAACAACACCACCGCTTCCGCACCGCTGTTTGCCCTTGCGGTAAAACCGTAGGGTTCAAGATGTTCAACCCCGGCTTTGGGTTCACCGGCAATCAGGGACACATCCACGGTCTGACATTTCGTGGCGGCACTGATGCTTTTCACCACTGCCCGCCCAATCAGGCCGAGAAGTTGTCGCTGCATGGCTTCAATCGTCCTCATCAGAACGGGTCCTCCTGTACTCTGGCTTTTTTCTTTTTCCGCGCGCCGGGATCTTCGGGTTCAGGCAGATAAGCATCAGGCGGGCCGACACGGATTTCCGTCAGGGTGCCGTTCTGGTCCTGAGTAAACGTGACTTCCGAAACAAGCAGTTCGGTATTGTCGAAACCACAGACCGGATCAAAGACAATCACCCGCTGGTTGGGCTGCCACAGCGTACCGTTACCCTGTCGCCAGCCCTGCACCACATAGGTGGTTTCATCCGTCCGCGCCGCCCGTTGCCGGGCTTCAAAGTCAGCACGCGCAATACAGCCTGCCCCCGTAGCCTGCCCTGTCTGCCTGATATACATCGGACGGTAACGGGCAATAAATGCGTCCTCTGTGCGGGCCCGCAGCGCGGTGGTGGTGGCCTCACCGAAATCATCGTCGTTTCCGGCACGCTGCCCCGCCACCTGGTAAACAGAAAACCGCTCCCGGATACTCTTCTCCGTATCGCAGGAAAGGATGTTTTCCCCAAGTACCAGCGCGGTATGTGCCCGCGTTGAGCCAATACCACCAATCACCAGCCTGCCGTGCGGGTCGTCATAAGCCAGCGCCTGCTGCTGACCGAGTATTTTGTTGATCACCTCAATCACCGTTTCACCGTGATCAGGCTGAACATCAGGAATAACACCCGACGGCGCACCGCTGTTCACCACCTCAATGCCGAAAGGCGCAGCAAGCGCCTGCGCAATCTGCACCAGCGAGCGTCCGTTAAACTGTGCCGGTTCGGCTGCACAGTCAATCAGGTCAGCCGTCAGACTACGTCCGGCAATACCGGTGCTGACCGAACGGGCATCGTAACGAACGGGAGTCGCCTCCACCCAGCCGGTGATCACCAGCTCATCACCAATCAGCACTTCCACTTTTGAACCGTTTTTAATGCGCGGCTGAAACGTGGTGATACCCTCATCTCCCGGCCACTGGCGAGTGATCTCCACACTGAAATCCCGCGCCAGCCGTTCAATACCGGCACCGATGCGCACCGATGTCCAGCCATTCCACTCCCGGCCATTTACCCGTAGCGTGACATTATCGTTCATTGCACTGGCACCTTCAGAGGGATCACCGGCACAAAGCCGGGATGCGTAATGGCATTACGCCGGATAATGTCCGCGTCACGCGCCGCGTTATCAAACCAGGTAGCCGCCAGCACCAGCGCGGGTAAAACCTCATCCGGCGTGCGCTGAATGATCCGAGCAGACTGTTCAAGGCGCGTGTTGATATCCGCATTCAGATCTGCTTTCACCCGGCGCAGCGCCAGAAACAGCGCATCACTGGTTGTACGGGACAACTCCTTATCAATTGCCGTATTCAGTGTGTCGCGAATGTCAGTCAGTTCTTCCCACGTTGGCAGGTCAACCGTGTTTTTCACCGCCGGTGCATTGTTCAGTGCCGGATGCGTGACGGAAGGCCAGCCGGTGCTCTGCGCGGAAGTTGTTGACTGCCCCACTGCGGCATTCTGCATCACCGCGGAAGTTGTTGACTGCCCCACTGCGGCATTCTGCATCACCGCGGAAGTTGTTGGCGCAGGCAATCGGGTGACGGCATACGCCGCTTCGCTGATTGCGGTCGTACGAAGGGTGCTGGCAACCACGTTACGCTGCTGCGTCGCCGTGGCGGTGGTTTTACTGTCCGTTTTCCAGACGCCGCGCGGTTGCAGATCGCTGCCGAGGCTGACACCGGAAAGCGTTTTGATCATGGTGACCAGGTCGCTGGCGTTACCATAAAGGCGTTTCCCGGTACGCCACATTTTCTGCACCTGCTCAACGAAATTTTTGCCTGACGATGGCGGCGGCAGAAGTACCGAGATATCCCCCTGCAACAGCCTGGCGGCATCCGATACAGCAGAATCCACCACTTTCATCGCATCAGAAACATACCCAAGCATTGTGCTGGCATTACCGATAACGTCGTTCTGCACAAAATCCGCCACGCCATCGATACTGAAACCGCTGAAGCTGTCACTGATGCAGTCATCCAGTGCAGAACAGGATGACATCAGCGTCTGCGCCGTCGCCACGCCTGATGTGGGGTAAGAGAGATCTCCCGCTTCGACAAACTTCAGGTCAAAGCGGACAATACGCCCTTCACTCTTCGATGTGCTGACCCGAACTTCCCCGTCAACACAGACTTTCAACTCACCGTATGTCGGGTGGACAAGCGTGCCGGGACCGGGTTTATTCAGCGCGTCAATCAGGCGATCGCGCTGGTCAAAGCAGTCATCTCCCACCACATAAGCCGTGATGGACGGGCGGAAAGTGACTTTTCCCAGATCTTCGGTATAGGGTTTGTCGCGGTTCGGATATTCGTGTGTTTCCACACGACGGCCGGTTCCCGCACTTTCTTCTTCAACCTTAAACAGCACACCTCGAAATGACGCATCCTGAAGCCTGTCTTTCCACGTCATATACACTCCGAAAATAAAAAAGCCACCTATTAGAAGGTGGCCTTGTAATGAATTTTATTAATTAGCGAGTCAGAAACAACGAATCTTTATACTTTTGCTGTTGTTCATTTAAATACTTAGCTGTTTCATCGCTGGCAAATGGAAATATTACCGTATTTTTAGGCATGGTAATTTCTTTTTTGTCCAGCGTCAGAGTAAACATAGGAACATACTGAGCAGAGTAACGCACCGCAGAAACGAGCTCTAGTTTAGACTCTTCAATAACACTTAAATTATCCAGGCTAACTTTCTCTTCATCTTTTTTCTTTGACGCATTTAAAGTTTTTATTACTTTATTTAATTTCTCCTGAAAATCCTCCTTAAAGTTTTCAGGATTGCCGTCGACAACAAGAATCTGTTCACCCTGATTATCTGGAAAAATAATCTTTGCACTTATCAATTTATTTTCTTTATAAACATCACCAAGTTTTATGGCTCCTCCAGACAACTGAATAATATGTTCATCTTTAAAGGAGATGTTGCCAGAGATTATGAGAGATGAAAAAATAGCCGCTGCTCCAAGAATTACACTTGCTGTGATATAGCCTTTCATTTTTTGCCTATTAACATTTTTCTAAATGTGCATTAATTCTATCACTCTATTTATGACTTACAACCAGCAATACATGTGAGGGGAATTCTGGCTACCAAAATCGGGTATAGCCAACATCGTGATTTATATCAATGCCACTGGAGCGTGTTTCCGTAACCCGCATACCTGGTGGCATATTTATAAATGATACCTTGATCTCACCATCAACTTTTGGCGCGGTAGCTTTATTAATCATGAAGGGATTCGGGCCTGTGGCATCGGAGGCGTTGTTTGCCTGAGCCGGATCCACCGCCGGATAAGGAGTGTATCCCCGTGCCGGTATTCCCGTCCCATAAGCATCATAAGCACCCGCGCCCCACTGCGCCGAGTTAATGGTATCGACCGTGTCACCGGAACTGTCGGTAAACCATTCAATAATTGGCTTCAGCTTGTCCCACATATCCTGAAACCACTTAACAACCGGTCCCCAGTTATTGATTACCATCCCCAGCGGCGACCAGGCAAAAACTTTCTTAAGGAGTTCCCAGCCGGCCTCAAAATAAGGACCAATGGTTTCCCAGAGTTTCTTAAAATAAGGTCCGACAACATCCCAGTTAGTGATAATTAATCCCGCAGCCAGGGCTATCGCCGTCGCAATCATGCCAATCGGCGTCATCGACATGATCCTGCTGACAATACTGATGGCACCGCCAACGCCCATCAATCCCAGTTTCAGAATCGCAAGACCGGCAGCAAGCCCGACGACGCCGCGAATAACCCGGGGATTTTCATCCGCAAATTTCGTGAATTTCTCCCCCAACTCCCCCAGCCATTGCGTGATATTTTTAGCGTCACCAGAAAATGCGCCGCCAATAGCTGCAAGACCGTTAGTTGCGGTCCCCGTCATTGCCTCCCACAGGTTGGACAGCGTACCAAGCTGTGCCTGAACACGTTTATTCAGGCTGGCCTGTTTATTCATCTTCTGCTGGATCTGATCGTAACCATCCTTTCCTTTATCGATCAGAGCATTGACCACCTGAAGGGTTTCGGCATCATCACCAAATATTGCCTTAAGTACACCTGTTCGCTTAACGTCGGTCAGTTTTCGCAGCTTTGCCAGTTGCCTAAACATGTTATCAAGACCGCCAAAACTCCCTTTGCCGTCAGTAAAATCGAGCTGCACCCCGAGTTTCTGGCGGGCCATGACTTTATTGACGTCCCTGATTTTCTTAACGCTTAATCCGGACTGGATAACTTTTCGCAGGGCATTACCTGCCGACTCCCCGTTCATCCCCATCTGATCCATCATGACGCTGATAGGGGCAAGGCTCTGTGCAGCCTGAAGACCGTCCTTATTCACCATCTTCAGAACAGAACTGGTTTTAGTGAAGAAGGACAACATGTTGGTATCGTCAACGCCCAGATAAAACGCCTTCTGGATAGTGTCGAACAGCCCCATCATGTCTTCTGAGGCCGTTCCGGTAGCATCCTGCATCTTTGCTGCAAACTCAGCAGCCGCTTCCGGTGTTTTTTTCAGTTGTACCGCAAGATAAGCTGTCGCTTTACCCACACCACCAAGAATGTTTTCTGCCGGGATCCCCTGACGCACCAGCATCTGCATCATGTTCTGGAAATCAGCCGTTGTACCGGGTAGCTGGTTACCCAGGCCAATAGCCAGTTTATTGATGTCCTGAAAGCGCTTTCCAACCTCGCCATTCGCATCCATCATGGCGACTTTCAGCCCGGTAGCGGCGTTTTCCTGATCGGCATAAGATTTCAGGGAAAGCGTCAGCCCCGCTGCCAGTCCGCCACCAAGCGCCAGCCCACCCTGTGACGCTTCTTCCGCCTGGCGTTTAAATCCCCGGATTTTCTTTTGCATTTTCGACAGCGCGGGAGAAAGCCTGTCGACACCGGTGATCAACGCCTTAAGCTCAAATTCAGCCATGTGTGCGTTTCTCCTGCTCTATCCTGTTTGCCTGACTGACCAGCAAGGGAATTTCACTGATCGGCATATTCAGCAATTCGAAGGGATTAATGCGCCAGTA